AAAGTTGCAGACTGTTCAATCATTAAACCAAATTTCTGAATAAATGCACCTTGACCAGAAAACGAGTCTACGTTCTCAAAATACATTTCAATAGGAAATGCAGTTTTAAATTGAGAAAGGCGATCTTCACCTAGAACATTATCCTTAGAAACTAAGGATCTTGGAATGTAAAAAACTTCATTACCATAAATCTTTAACGATTCAATGATAATGTCTTCAATCAGGAATTGCTCGTTTTTAGTTCCCTGAGAAAAATATACATTTACGGTGCTCATTTTATCCTAAGAAGAATTCTAATGGGGCTGATTTATTTTGTAGTTCGTCTTCTAAGGTTTGTATTTCTGTCATGGCTTCTTGATATAATTTATCGCCATCTAATGTTACGCCACCTGGAAGTTGAAGTCCTGTAAATTTCTTTAGGTTAGTACCCCATTGACGTTTAAATTGAGCAGTGCAATAACGCTTAATCCAGTTTTCATTCCAAACTTTAGAGAAAGCAGCTGGATCTAAAGCACGATATGCTTGAACAATAATATAGTCACCAAACTGAATATCAGTTGCCCAGTTAATATCTAGGTATAAACGATTTTGTAAACGATTAAAACGATAAAGCGTATGACCATTTAACTCTAAATCTAATAGAGCCAGATGAGACATAACAGTTTTGTAGTAAATAATTGATGTAGATGTTAAATCGTATAGGTCATTCAAACGCAATTGATATTGTAAATCAAAAATATTCTTAGATGATGAAGCCTGACCTATACTTAAAACTTTTTGAACACCGTATACTGAGTCATCAATATCAATATATTTTTTATCATATTCACCAAGAACGCATGGGGATCCTGAACCAAGAGTAGCAGTTACACCAAGTCCGCTAATAATAGTTTCACCAGCTAAAAATGTTCCGACCACATTTTTAACCATTAGGTTATTGCCTGATGACGCAGCAAAATTTTCTCTAGTAACTGTTGCAACAGCAAGAGAAGTTTGACCTACTACCTGATCTTCTAAACCAAATGATGAAGCATTATTAGTAGTAAGAGTTATAGTGGAAGCATGAATTTGACACTTAAGATATACTTGTTCGATACCTTCGTAGTGATATAGACGCCAGTAATCTAGCACCTGATCAATACGATCTTCTAACTGATCATCATCTACGTTAATCTCCAAAACTGGAGCACCTAGATCTCTGAGGCAGTATTGCTTTAGATCTTCTCTAGAAGCTGGGATTGCCATATATTATACCTTGAATGCGATTGATTCGCCTTTGATAGCAGAGGTTCCAGAAGAACAAGTAGCGTAAACAGTTAATGTACCACCAGAAATAGATGCTGTAAACGTAGTGTTAGTTGTTGCTGTTTGAACTTCTATACCAGCCAAATAGTTTTCAGATAAAGTTACGTTAGTTCCATCATGAACAAACATCAAACGAAGAACTCTGTATGCAGTTCCATTAACAACTTGCATTTCAATAACACCAGAACGATACGTTGCTGTTGCGAAAGTAGTAATAGCAGTTGCAGTTGATCCAGAAGTAGAACCAGAGAATGATTTTCTAGTTCTAATCGTATCGTCAAAAGTAGAAACTGTAATAGTATTAACTACAGTTTCATTGTTTACTGTTGTAGTTGTACCATTGATTGTAAGGTTACCAGTAACTGTTAAGTTATTATTAACAGTAGTAGTACCAGTACCCGCACCAATAGAAACTGTAGTAGCTGAACCACCAATATTAAGAGTAGTCGCTACTGTATTAAATAAGTTCTGAGTAGTTTGTGTTCCAAGAACAGTACCAGTCGCTTCTAAGAAACGAGAGTAGTTCATACCAGCAACTTTTAGTGCAGCATTACCAGCAGAGTTCTTAGCAAAGAATTCTAATTCACCGTTGGATGCACCAGCAGAAGTTTCTGCTCTAATGTAAGTATATTTGTCAACAGAAGATACACCACCTAATGAAGACCATGCGCCAGAAGAATACCCTTCGAAAGAAACTTGATCCGTATTATAACGCATCATACCAGCAGATGGCGATCCTGGACGTTGAGCAGTAGTACCAACTGGAATCAACCAATAATTTGTGCCAGTTGCAGAAAGTACATCTAAACCAGCAACGCTAGTAATTGTTGAGCCAAGAGAAACTGAACTAGAACCAATAGTAACCTGACCAGTTGCCCAAGTAGGAGCATAACCAGCACCAGCAGATTTTAAGAATGTACCAGATGCACCAGCAGTAATAAAAGTAGTAGTACTTACGTCAGACTGAATAATTAACTGACCCGCAGAACCACCATTAATATTATTTGCTGAAACAGCAGTAGTTGCAGTACCAGCTGAGATAGAAGAAGCAGCAACCCAAGTAGGTGCACCAATACCACCAGAAACAAGAAGTTGTCCAGAAGTACCAGAAGCAGTAAGAGCAAGACCATTAGAAGTAGAATAAGCAACAGAACCAGCATTTGCTGTAATTGCTGAACCAGTACCACCATATCCTAAACCAACAGCAGTACCAGTCCAAACAGAACCAGTACTAAAGGTTTTATTTAAAGCAGTTTGAACTGCGTTTGCGCTTAATAATGCGTTACCACCAGCAGTTGTACCATCATGGAGACGCAATACGTTAAGTGTTGAGTCAACAGATAATTCTCCTGCTGCTCCAGTGAACGCATTGTTCTGTGTGGTAGTTCCTCTTCTAAATTGTACTTGTGTTGACATGTTATTCCTCTATTTTCTCTATTTATTATGCTTGCGCTTCTGTCCAGAATAAGTTGACAATTGGATTCGCAGCAGTTGTAGTACTGTTGTTTTTAATTACAACTGCCAAAACGTCTGGACCGTCAGGGAAGTTACTATAACCACCAATTACTGAGTTACCAAATTCTTTCAAGTTGGATAAGTCAATAGAAGCGAAACCTCCTGGCTGTCCAAGTGTACCAAATAACTGTTCGCCTGGAGTAGCAGCAGTTGCTGAACTTGTTGAAATTTGTGCAAAAGAAGGTTGTGAACCTAATGCAGTTGTGTTTACGTTTGTCCATGTTAATGATGATGCATCGGTATTACCTGGATTTAAAATACCAGTAACAGTAACTGATTGGTCAGACTGAATTTGTAATGATTGCAGCAATAATTGCGCACGATTGACAAGATCTCTATCTCCGAAAACTCCAGCAATTGAGTTAGAAACAGAAGGTGCTAGACGTAGGTAGAACGCTGTTACCGATGCATTGGCTGCTAAATTAGTAACCTGTTGTTGATAGTTAAAGTAGTAACCACGATCGTTATCAAACTTACCATCAGTAATATAAGAAGAACCCCAGTGGTTAACAACAGGAGAAGCAGTACAAGAAACTAATGTTACCGAATTAAATCCATTGCCAACCGCATGGATTCCTGCTGCGCCACCAGTAAATGTTTTATTAGATCCACCGATAAAGAATGTCATCGATGCACCACGTGTTAAACCAGTTAATTGATTACCAGAAACACCAGTATAATTAATCAATTCATTTTCAACTAAAACTGTTCCGCCACTTGTTGGAAATCTTAAAGCATCATTTAATGTTAATGTAGTATCAGTGCTTGTCATACTTGCCATTAAACGATCAGCAGCAGATTCATTGATGGCTTGGTATCGAGCAACCATGTTACCAGAACGCATGTAAGCAGAATCGTTTACGTTATTTTGTTTCATGCGGTGAACAAGAATCATGTTACCATCAGAACCACGGCACATAAAATCAATAAAACCAGCACCATACCAAGACCAGCTAATACCCAACATCTGCATTTTATTAACAGAGATTTGATAACCAGAAATACCAGTACCATCAATTTTATCAATATTAAATTGAGATTGTGGGTAACGAGTATCAATTGTTAAAGATAATTTAATAAGACTTGATGCATTAATACCACGATATGGTGGATTAACTGTCATTGATGTATCACTTGTGATAGCATTAACTTTATATGACATACCACGAATAACTACGTTATCACCAACTTTTAATTGTTGAGTAAAACGAGTAGATGTTCCAGTTACAGTTTGTGAGCCTGGAGTTACTGAAACGAATCCTGATGTTTGAAAAACTGAGGCACGTTTAACAACTGCTAATTCTCGCCCATCAAATTCCCAGAATAATCCATTTTGATCATCAAACGTACCACAACGAGTAGTTGCGCCATGCCAGTTAGTAACTGTAACACGTGGAAGATTTGTCAACACTGAAGAAGCAGAACCCAATGGAGTTGTTGCTGCAATAGTAAATTGGTTTTCAGAAACTACACCAGTAACACCATAAGTTCCATTATATCCTGCAGTAACAACACCTGAGATAACAATTGTTGCGCCAGCTTGAATACCATGGTCAACTTCAGTTGAAACAGTAATTACAGAACCAACTGTTGTTCCGTTTGCAGAAATTTGGTCAAGGTTAAGAACTGGGTTAAACAAAACACCAGAAGTCCACATAATACCTTTACCAGATTGGTAACGGATATATTTCTTAGTCTGACGAGATATAGAAGCACCATGACTTGAAACGAAAGTTCCCAAGTTAATACCACCATCAAATGGTCTGTGCTGAACGAACGCATCAGAACGAACGTGGGAAGTTATTGATATACCAGAGTTTTGTACGGCACCACCAACCTGAGCAGTAAACGTAAAGGTAGTTGGAGAAGGAACTGTCTCAGCGTAGAAGTTACCTTGCATGTAAACATGGTTAGTACCACTTGATTGAACAGTATTAATTAATGGAGTTCCTGGAACAATACCATGATTAGCAGAACATGTTACAGTAATCTTAGATGGAGAGTTACCATCAGATGTTACAGATGCAATTGGAATTTGTGACCCAGCATAGAAACCACCTTTACGTGCATAAGAACTTCCTTGGAAAACGCTTAATCCGTTTGTACCAACAATACCTTTTGCGTAGTAAGTAAATGTAGTTGTTGTTGGCGTAGAAACAACAACGAATGAACCTTCAGCACGAGCATAATATTGAGTACCTGTTAAACCGAATACAATAACTGGAGATCCAGCTGTAAGACCGTGAGCCTGTGAACAAGTAACAGTCATAACTGATGGATTGCCTCCATCTGATGTAATATTGGTAACGAATAAGTCAAGACCTGGTTTTTCAAAAATACCTGGGATCAATCTATTGTGTGCAAAATTTTGCCACTTTGTTGGTTGGAGACCATATTCAAAGTCAGCGTCGATCATAGCCTGTGGTTCAGCAACACGCATACGTTCAATAGCATCAACACCAAACGCATATGGGCGAACAATATTACCGATTTGTTTAGGTGCGTCAGAATAAATTGCAATCTTATCTGTGCTCAACATTGTTGAAGTATCAGCACCAAAAGTAACCAATGATGTTCCTAACTGTTCAGAAGTTTGTGAACCCATTGTATACCCAAAACCACTTGGTTGTGGAGTAAATGTAGTATCGTTTGGATTATATACAATCGTACCATTTTTGGTAGGATCGCCAAGAGCGTAGATATTTGTCTGCGCTGTTTTATTTGCAATAATTAATAACTGGGTTAGATCCACTTTACCAGGGAATAATAATGTTCCCTGTCCTGCTGGACCTGGAGTAAAGACATACTTTTCAATTAGCTGACGTGCCATGTTCTATCCTTTAGAAACC